GCCGCCGGGTCGGGCAAGGCGGCCTCAACGAGCGCGTCGACGGCGTCTTGCACGGCCGGCGCGTCGGCGACGTCGACGTGCCATACATGGCACGCGCCGCAGTAGCGTTGCCGCACGTCCTCGGGATGAGAGCTCACGCGGCCGCACCGCGGGCACGTGATCGACGGCCGCGGGTCGCTCATGCGTCCTCGGCAACGTGCACGTATTGCAGCGTAAACATGGTCAAGGGCCGATTCGGCTTGCCGTCGGCCCGCATGGGGCACGCCCGCGGTACCGCCCGCGTACACTCGAGCGCTTCCCGCATGCCCGCAAAGCGCAGCGCCCGGCTCGGGTCGGTCGTAAACTCGGCGTCGCCGCCACCGGCGAATGCTTCCGGGTCGTAGCGCGCGAGGTACTCGCCGGCGGGCCCGGAACCATCCCGCGGCCGCCCGAGGCACCGCACAATCACGGCCACGGGTCGGCCTCGAGGAGCCGGCGCACCGTTTCCCATGGTGGGAGCTCCGTGCCGGGCCGCACGGCGACAATCGGCCCGAGCCGCGGCAACAGCATGCCCGGCTCGAGGCGCACGGCCGTGAGGTCGACCCCGGCGGCGTCGACGAAATACACGGGCAGCTCGCCGAGCTCGAGCGCCTCGGCGATATTGTGCGGGCGCATCTAGTCGCACGCCTCGAGCGCGTGGCGGAGCTCCTGCGCGCGGCGGAGGTTCTCGGCGAGTGACACGGGCCGCACGCGCGAGAGGATCCGGAGCCAGTCGTGCGGATTCGGCACCTCCTCGCGGGCCGCGTTGGCGCACCAGCTTGCGGCCCCCTGCATCCATGCGGGCGGCACGTAGGGCGCCGACGCGGGCTCGGGCTCGCGCGCATAGCGTGCTTGGTCGCGGCGCCAGCGCCGGGCGGCGCGGCGGGCGGCGACGCGCCGCACCCGGCGGCGCTCGCCGTCCAACCAGGCAAACAACGCGGGAAAGCGCGCCCGGCCCCAGCGAAAGAGCGTGCCGGCGATGAGCTGAGAGACGCGCTCGCGCGAGAGCGTCACGGCGGCGAGGTCGATGCGGTCGTGCAAGAGCCCGTACACGAGGTACGCGTTGCGGTGGCGCGTCCACCCGCGGGGCGGCACCGCGGCGACAAACCGCCCGAGCGGCTCGTCGCGCACGACGACGCGCAACGTATCCTCGAGGGCGCGCCACATGCCTTTTTCGTCGCCCGCATTCGCGCGCGCGTGGATCACGCGGCGCATCTTCGGCTCGAGGCGTTCCATCACGTCATCCGCCGGGGCCGCGATCACGACCGCCGGGTCGGCCTCGGCCACCGCGAGCTCGGTGGTACGCACGCATGCCGGGTCGTCGACGAGTAACGGCAACTCGGCCTCCCGCCATGCCCGGTAGCGCCAGTCATGCCCGCGCTGCCTCATGGCCGCACCGCCGCGGCCACCGCGAGGCCGACGACGACGCCATAGAGAAACGCCCGCCACATGGCCGCACGCATCGCGCGCTCGAGCGCGGCGACCGTCCCCGGGCCGGCGGCGCTCACGGGTCGTCGTCCTCGCCGGCCGCTGCGGCGCCGTTGGCCGCCGCCGCCCGCGCGGCGAGTGCCTCCTCGAGGAGGGCCGTGAAGAGGTCGGCCGGGAGCCGGCGGCGGGCGACGTTCAAAAAGTGCCACGAGGCGTTCCGCCCGCTATGCTTGCCGCGTGCCTGATCCTCTTGCCGCGCGAGCGTGCGAATCTGACCGTTTAAGGCCGCGATCTGTTGGTCCAGCACCGCGCAGTGCACGCGGTGCGATTCCGTCGCCCGTTGCGCGGCGACGAGTCGCGACCATTCCGGCTCGGGCACGTAGCCGCCGGCCCGGCGCTTGGCGGCCACAATCGCCTCGCGGGCCGTAATCGCCTCGACCTCAAGCCGCTTGCGCTCGAGTACGAGCCGGTCGCGCTCGGCTTGCAAGCCCTCCCGCATCGCCTCCTCGGGCCGGATCGTCATGGCTCGCCTCCCTCGGGCGCCGGCAACATGCCGACGACGCCCGCCAACCGCTCGGGCCATTCCCCGCGCGCCGAAAACGCCTCGAGCTCCGAATCGGAAAGTTGCTCGAGCACGTGCAAGTGCAAGTGTGCCGTCCGCGCCACCTTGTCGCCCGACGTCGTGAGCAAGAGATCCGCCGCCCGAATCGCGTCGGCGTCGCGTTTCGCCCGCCCGACCCGCGCCCCCGTCATGCGATCCTTCCGCCCGCCGGCGAGCTCGGCGACGTGCTCCATCACCGCCGGCGCTGCCGCCTTGGCCGTTGCCGCCACGCCGTACTCGCCCCGCATGATGCGCTCGAGCTGCGCGTCGCGCACCAGCGCGATAATGCGCACGACCGCGGGATGGCGCAGCGCCTTGCGCGCCGCTTGCGTGGTCGTATACCCAATCGCGCGCGCAATCGCGTCGGCGTTGTAGCCGCCCAAATACAGCATGGCGACCGACCAGAGGCGCGCCGAGGTCGACCGCCGCAGCTCCTCGAGCGGCATGGTCGTGCACGCCTCGAGCCACGCCTTGGCGGCGGCGTTCCGTGCCGCCCGCGTCCGCTTGTCCGCGGCCAGCATGGCCGCCACGCGCTCGGCCAACACCTCCGGCGGCGCCCCCACCGGCGCTTTCGTCCCCGGCCCCGTCCGCCCGCCGCTCATACGCCGACCACGCTCCGCGCCCGCGCCCAGGCTTGATACGCCGCCAGCCCGCTCGCCAGCCGCCGCACCGCCCGCCGATCGCGCCCGGCCTCCAAGTCGTCCAGCGCCCCCGCCACCGTCGCCCCTAACCGCGTCACCAGCTCCCGCGTCCCCGCCGGCGACGCGATGTACTCCGCCACGCCCCCCCGCCGCCGCGGCCCGACCGGCTCGAGCACCCGCATGCCGGCGGGCCTTAGCACAGCCCGGCCCTTCCTGCCTAGCACCGTCGGCCCCAGCCGCCGGGAACTCCTACTCCCCATGCGGTCGGCCCGGCTCGGCGGACCGTCGGTCCGCGGCCCGGCGCGGCCGGGGGGGCACGCTCGCGCGCTCCGCGCGCTCCCTCCCACGCTGCGCGTGGGGCGGCCCGGCTTGCTGGCTCGCTAGCCAGCTAGCCGGCTAGCCCGCTGGCTACTGGGCAGGGGCCCTAGCCGTGGGCTAGGGCGCCTGCCTGGTTTCGCCGCGCACCCCCTGGGGCTGCTGCCTGGGCAGATGCGTGGTTTCGCCTGACAGTCCATATAGCAAGTGCCATATGGGGGGTGCGAGCGGAGGCGCGAAGCGCCGGAGCGGCTGGCCCGCCCGGGAGAACCGGCCCGGCGGGGATCGGGTAGAAAGCTACCGTGCGAGCGAAGATCTCCCGGCGCGGCGGATTTGTTACCAACCTAGCCGACTAGCCACGGGGGGAGGGGGGCGGGGAGCCCGGCCGGATCCCAGGGCCCCCTTCCTTCTATGGTTCCCCCCGGTCCCGAGCGGGCGGGGGGGTCGGAATCCCGGTCGGCGAGCCCCCGTGCCAGTCGGGGGCCAGCCGACGCGGGCAGAGACGGGGGCGCATGCGGTCCCGACCGCCCAGGGGGATCGTCCTGCCGCTGCCATCAAGTGGGCGCGCGGGCTACCCTCCCACGCCGAGCGGGGCGTCTACGCCCGCCGGGGCGCGGCGTCAAGATAGGCGCGGGCGATGGCGTCGCGGGGGCCGCGGGCGGCGGCAAGGAAGCGGCGGCCCTGGTAGACCGCCCAATAGGGGCGCGTCGGGCTCGGCGGCTCGAGTCGGGCGCCGAGCGCGCGCAGCATGCGGGGATAGTCGGCCTCGGGGGGCGTCGTCGAGCCGACGGCGCGGGGCCCGCGGCCGAGGTCGCGTGCGCGGAGCGCCTCATGGCTCCGTTTCATGAGCGCTCCTCTAGCAAAGCCGGGTGCGGGCTGCCAACCCCGTGAGGCAGGGAAACCCCCGAGGGCTTGACAGGGTGGGGGGTGGCGAGGCACACGGCCCGTCCCGCGGAGCCATGGAACGACCCCCCGGGCCGGCCGACTGTGCCACACGCGCCCCCGCGTGTTCCCCCGCGGTCGGTCGGCTCGCGCCTCGGGGCGTTCTCGTCCCCTTGACGCGGGAGGAGGTCGCGCAAGCGGCGTTCATTGGCACGCAACGCAACTTGGCGGCGCTCATGGATGCCCGGAGCCCGGCCTACGGGGCGGGGCGGGCGGGCGCGTGGCAGCGCCATATCGTCGGGGCGGGCGGCGAGCTCGCGCTCGCGAGGTACGCCAACCGGTTTTGGTCGGGGACGGTCGGCACGGTGGCCGCTCCGCACGACGTCTACCGCTGGCAAGTGCGGGCGACCGAGTACGCCGAGGGGCGGTTGACGGTGCATCGGGGCGACCCGGATGAGCGGCCGTTTGTTCTCGTCACTGGCATCATGCCGCAGCTCTGTCTCGTCGGGTGGGTACTCGGGCGGGCGGGCAAGCGGCCCGAGTGGTGGACGAATCCGGCGCGCTCGGGGCCGGCACGGTGGGCGTTCTATGTGCCGCACGCCGCGCTCGAGCCGCTCGAGACGCTCCCCGGGCTCCGCGGGCCGGCGCTGCGAGTCGCGCCATGACCGGCGGGGGCCCGAGCCCGCCGCCGCACGTGGTTGTGCCCGGCACGGGCTGGGTCGACGTCGCCAGCCGCGCCATTGTCCAGGTCGGGTTTCCCGTGGTCGTCGCCGGCGTGCTCTTGTGGTTCATTCTGACGCGGTTTGAGAGCACCATGACCACGATTACGGCTCGCATGAGCGCCAATACCGACGCCGCGGCACGGCTCGTCGAGGCGCAAACCGCCGAAATGGCGGAATTACACGCGCAAACCGACGAGTTGAAGGCGCAAACGGCACTCATGCAGCGCTTTTTAGACCTCCGCATGCGCGAGGAGCGGCAAAAGCCGTGAGTTGGCGGCTCTGTAAGGCGCTCGGGGGCCGTCATGACGAGGGCTTGCTCGGCGAGGTCAATCAAAGTGCCCCGAATCGCTCGAAAGCGAGCGATGGGGGCATCGGCGACCCGCGCCATTCGGCCCGTGTGAGCGATCACAACCCGTGCACGTGCTGTCGGGTCGTGTGCGCGCGCGATTTCACGCATGATCCGGCCGGCGGCTTTGATTCCTACGCGTTTGCGGAGTGGTTACGGGGCCGCGTCGTCGCCGGCGAGCCCCGCGTGCGCTATGTGATCTCCAACGGGCGCATTTTTTCCGGTCGCGGGCAGTCACACGCGGCCGGCACGTGGCGCCCGTACAGCGGGAGCAACAAACATGCACACCATGTGCATGTTTCGGTGCGTCACGGGCCCGACTACTACGACGATGCTGCGCCGTGGGGGTGGCCGCCGCCCCCGCGCGCGGCGTGAGGAGGTTGTTTCGGATGACGCCGTCATTTTGGCTTGTGCCCGACCCGCCCGAGGAGGGCCCCGTGCCCCCCGCGCCGCCGCCGCCGCCCGACGACGAGGACGCCGCCAAGGAGCTCGCCGACCCGGAGCCCGAGGCCGACGAGGACGAGACGCCGCCCGACGCCGGCGCCTAAATGCCGTTTCTCGGGGCTCGCGGGGCGGCGCCCGACCCGCGGGGCGCCGCGCAGCAACCGATTCCGGGCGTCACCGAGTGGCGGTGCCCGCGTAACGGCGTGCACGTCGTCGAGGTCCACTATACCGCCGACCCCGCCAAGCGCGATCCGGCATGGAAGCGGGACGCGCAACGCGGCATGCCGCCACGGGGGTGGCAACGCGAGTTTGAAATTGCGTTCGACTTGGCCGGCGGCGAGCCCGTGTTACCGGAATACGTGCCCGCCGAGATGCGCCGCGTCTTTCCGGTCAATCCCTCGGCGCGGCTCTTGCGCGGCTGGGATTTCGGGCAAGTGTGCCCCGTGAGCCTCTTTGCGCAGCTCGACGTGCACGGGCGGCTCGGCTTTGTCGGCGAGTTGGTCCTCGAGCACGCCAACTTGACGAGTCAGATTGAGGCCACGAAAGCGATGACGGTTGAGCTCGTCGGCCCGGGCGCCAATTGCTTTGACGCGGGCGACCCCGAGGCGTTGCACGAGATGGAGCTCGGGTCGATTCGTGCCGTGCTCTTAAAGCACGGGATTATCCTGCAAACCTTTGGCGGCCGCGGCGACACGTCGTATAACAATTTGCGCGACCGGCTCTTGCGGCGCGTGCGGATTCCCGGCGAGGAGCTCCCGAGCCCGGCGCTGCTTGTGGATCCGCGGTGCCCCATCCTGCATAGCGCGCTCTCGGGCGGCTTTGCGCGCCATCCGAAAACCGGCAAGCCGATGCCGACGCATCCCTATAAGGACGTCGTCGACGCCGCCCGCTACTTACACGATAACCTCCAGGGCACGAGCTCGGAATGGATGCTCAAGCTGCAAGCGATCGCGCGCGCCGATTGCGCATGGTGACGCCGGCGGCACTCGAGCGGCTCCGCGCCGAGGTCCCCGCGGTGCCCGAGGTTCCGGTGTGCCGCCACGGGCACGGGCCGCTTGACGGGTGGCGGGCCCGGGGCCGGCGCCGCGGGCGCTATTGCCGGCAGTGTAACGCCGCGGCGTTTCGCCGCTGGTACAATGTGCACCGCCGCACGGGAGATTGACGGCAGGGGGGGGCGCCCGCTACACGGGCCGGCCCGAGGCTAACGAGGCATGGCGCGCGGAGCTCGAGGAGGAGCGGCGGCGGCGACACTCTCGCCGGCACGTGGTGACGCGCCAAAAAATCTCGCGCTCGACCCGCAAATCCAAGCGCGCGTGCGGAGCGAGCTCGTGCCGCTTATGCGCCGCACGCGGCAAGAGCGTAATGGCGTCTTGCGCGAGCGCTGGTTGCGTTACTACCGCATTTGGAGCGTGCGGCACGATCGGCAAGGCTACATCGGGCGCTCGAATGCCTATTTTCCGGTCGGCCGGCGGTGGATTGAGCAATGGGTTACGCGCTTAAAGCGCGACCTCTTCCCCGACCAGGACTGGTTTGCCTGCAAGGCGTTGCGGGAAGATTTCGAGGCACGCGTGCCCGCAAAAGTGGCGCTCCAAAAGTATTGGATGCGCCGCCACATGCGCCTCCGCAAACACGCCCTGCCGTGGCTCCGCCAGCTCGTCATGTATGGCACGTCGCCGGTGCGCAACGTGTGGCGCGCCGTCGAGCACGACCAAACGGTCTTGCGCGACGTGCTCGACGACGACGGCACGCCGTCGGGCAAGACGATTGAGCAAGTCGAGAAAGTCGCCGATTTTTTGGGGCCGACGTTCGAGCCGGTCGATTTGTTTGCTTTCTATGTGTGGCCGCCGACGGCCGCGGGGCTCGACGACGCCACGCTTGTGTTTGAGGACCGCTGCGTGCCGCGGAGTCGCGTCTATGCGCTGGCAAGCAAGCCGCTCGACCCGAGCGACCCGAAAGCCGGCAACGTGTATGAGGGCGTCGACGAGCTCGTCACTCTGTACGACCAAGCGATAGCCGGGCGCACGGGCGGGCAAGCCGGGCGCAATCCCGAGAAATACGACGCGCTCGCGATCCGGTTGGCGGATAAGGGATTCACGGCGCCGCTTGATTTCAACGTGCCCGCGGCGCTCCGCCCGCTCGACTTGACCGAATGCATGTGGACGGTCGACCTCGAGGACGACGAGCCGGCGCGCTACTTGGTCACGCTCGGCGCGGATGAGGTTCCCTTACGCGTGCAACGCCGGCCGTTTTGGCACGGCGCGACGCAATGGCTCGCCGGCCGCTTTCAGCAAATCCCCGAAGAGTTTTATGGCCGCGGCGTGTGCGAGCTCTTCGACTACATGCAGTATTTCGTCAACGACCTTGGCAACCAATCGGGCGACGCGTTTGTGTGGTCGACCAATCCGATTGCGGTCGTCGATATCGGCGCGGTGCAGGATCCGACGTCGCTCCGCATGGCGCCGGGCGCCAAGTGGCTCGCCAATCCCGCCGGCGTGCAATTCACGACGCCGCCGCAAGGGGCCGCCACCGCCGGCTTTGGCGCCGTGCAAGGGTATATCGGGCTCGCCGATACGCTCGTGGCGCCGACGCCCGCGCGCCCGATGGCGCCGGCGCAGCAAGCCCCGGCGCAAGATTCGGCCGGGCTCGCCGCGCAGCTCGCCGATTCGGCGGTCGACATCCGCGCGGTGGTTGAAGACCTCGAGGATGACGTCATGGTGCCGCTCCTCGAGCGGAGCGACATTCTCACGCAGCAATGCCTAGATAGGGATATTATCCTAAAGGTTGCCGGCGCCGACGGCCTCGAGCTCGTCGAGCACCCGATTACGGTCGCCGACTTGGTCGGCGAGTATGAGTGGGAATGGCTCGGGACGACCAACGCGCTCAACCAACAAGTGCGCGCGCAGCAAATGGTGCAAGGCATCGCGCTTATGACGCAAGTGCCGCAAGACCAGCTCGCGGCGCAAGGCGTCACGGTCGATTGGCCGTACATCCTGCGCACGTTTTGGTCGGTCGGGCTCGGGCTCCCCGACGCCGACCGGGTTATCAAAACGGCCGACTTGCCGCCGAATGATTGGCGCTGGGAAAACGCGCTGGCGCGCGTCAATCGCGCCGAGGAGCTCCGCGTCTCGCCGCAAGACGATCACACGGCGCATGTGCAAGGGCATCAATCCTTGCTCGAGAGCGACACGCTCTCCGACGACGCGCGCCTCGCGCTTGAAACCCATGTGCACCAGCATATCGGGTTACAGATTGCCGCCGAGGCGCAAGCGCTCGCGCAAAGCATGGCGACGCTCGCGCCCCCCGGCGGTTTGCCTGGGGGCTTGCCGCCGGGGGCGCCCCCGCCCGGTGTCGGTCCTCCCCCGCCACTCCCCGGCGGGCCGCCGATGCCGCCTCCTCCGGGGGCGCTCCCGCCGGCCGGCCCGCCCCCCATGGGGCCGCCGCCCATGGGGCCGCCCCCGGGGCCGTCGCCCATGGTCGGGCCGCCGCCGGGACCGTTTATTCCCGGCGTGCCCGGCGCCGGCGTCAATGCGCTGGCACGCCTCCTCGGGCCGGCAACGGGCCCGCGGCGCGCCGGCCCCGCACGGCCGCATAGCGACGCCCGCAACCGGGCAAAAGCGCTCCTCGGCATTCGGCCCCCGGCGCCCCTCGGGCAAGGTCGCATCGGCAAAACCCGCAACGTGTCGGATCTCTTCCGCGGCCTCCCGCGGCTCTCGAGGTAGAGCGATGGCGGAAAAATGGATCCAAGGCGCAATCAAGCGGCCCGGGGCGTTCAAAGCCAAGGCGAAAGCCGCGGGCAAGGGGACGCAAGCCTACGCGCGGTCGGTCTTAAAGGAAGGCTCGAAAGCCTCGACGCGGACCAAGCGACAAGCCGCGCTCGCGCAAACGCTCTCAAAACTGCGCTCGGGCAAGGCAAAATTCCTTGTGCCGCTTGTGCTCGCGTGCGCGCTCGCGCACGGGGCGCGGGCGGCGAATATGACGTGCCCCTCGGGCTATCTCACGGCACCGACCGGCCAAACGACCACCGGCCCGTCGGTCAATACCCTGACCGCCCGTGCGGCGCCCGCGCTCGTGTTCCAATTGCAAGGCGGCGGAACGAGCACGACGGCGCAGGTCGAGATATGTTGCAGCCCGTTCACTTGCGGCGCCGCGGCCGTGTGGGCACCGATACAAGGCGGCTCCGTGACCTTGAGCGGCGGGAATATGAACGCGGCGGTCTCGGTGGTCGCCCCGACGTGCATGTATCGCGTCAACGTGACGGCGTGTACCAGCTGCTTGGTCACGGTAGTCTATGCGTGCTCGGGTGCACACTAGCGCCGCGCTCGCCGCGCTGGTCGTTGCGCTCGCTGCGGTGAGCGTGTGGGCGCAAGCCTGGGTCGGCAGCGGCCCGGCGGGTATCGAGTGCGGGCCGGCATGGAACGGGTGCGGGCCGGCCGGGTCGCCGCCCGCGAGCACGACCTCGACGTCGACCACGTCGACCACCTCGACGAGCTCGAGCACGACAACCACGTCGACGAGCTCGACCACCACGACGACCTAACGAGGCCACACGGGGGCGTGATGGAGCTAATCCAACTCGTCGTTATCCTCATCGTAATCGGCGTCTTGCTCTGGCTCGTGAATAACTACGGCGGGCAATTCATCGACGCGAACATTCTGAAAATTATCAACGCCGTGGTGGTTATCGCCGTCGTGCTCTGGCTCCTCCTCTGGCTCTTGAGCGTCGCGGGCGTCTCGCCCCACATGCGCATCGGCCCCTAAACCGCGTGACCTAAGCCGCCCCCCTCTTGACACGCCCCCGGGGGCTCGTGGCACACGGGCCCGCCCACAATGGCACGCAAGCGCGGCGCCGGGGCGATGGGCAAGGGAAAGGCACTCGTGCCGCCCATGAAAGGGGCGGCCAAAGGGCCCCCACCGCCGCCGCCCCCGCGCGCCATGCGTGGCCGCGTCGCGCTCGCAATTCCCGTGCTCCGCGCGACGCCGACCCGCGGCCGCCCGGGGCCCGTGCCGACGCCGGGGCGCACGCCGCCCGGGCGCCTCGCGCCGCCCCCGCCCGTCGGCCGCCGCGTGCCGATGGCCCTGGAAACCCCGCGCGCCGAGCGCCTCGAGGCGCCCCCGATGGGGCCGCGGCCGTCGAGCACGTCGCCCGTCATGCGGCAACGCGGCGCCCGGCAAACCATGGCGGCCATGCGCCGCGGGGCGGTGCCGTTCTAATGATAGCCGCCGGCAACTTGGGGCGTGTCGACCTCGGGGGCGGCGTCGACCCGCACGAGCTCGCGCAGCTCGTCGGCGAGCTCGAGGCGAGCGGCTATCACGCCGCGCTCCGCGCCTACGTCGACGCGCGCATCGCGGCGCTCCTCGTCGACGACGTCACGGATCCATATGTGGCGATGAAACGCCGCGGCCAAGTCGAGGAGCTCCAACGCTTGATTGTGCCGCTCTTCGTCAAGTCGCTGGCGCTCTCGGCGCTTGCCAAGCGCGCCGAGGCACGCGCCGGGCTCGAGGCCGCCCGGCCCGTCGAGCTGCGCCGCGACTGGTGGCACGACCCCATCGTTGACGACCCGATCCCCTAATGGCCGACGAGCAACCAACCGCCCCCGCCCCCGAGAGCTCCGCCCCCGACGCGCCGGCCCCCGAGGCCGGCGCCCCGCCGGCGGAGGATTGGGGCGCGCGGTTTACGAAACTCGAGGGCGAGCTCGCGCACGAGCGCGCGCAGCGCGCGGCCCTCGAGGGCACCTTGCGCCTCCTCGCCCCGCAACCGCAAATGGTGCAGCAAGGGCCGCCGCCGCTGGTACGCCTCCCGCGCGACGCCGCGCAACGGATAGCCGCCACGCTCGGCGGCCAATGGAACGAGGAGGCCGTGCAATCGCATGCGCCGATCTTTGCCGCGTTTGG